AAAGCGTTTATTGAAACTGATAGACAAAAAACAACATTAAATGAACGTATCATAGCTTTACATGGGATAGATGGCAGTATGAGTAATCAAGTTTATTATGGTGCTATTGATACCTTTTGTACTAATGGTCAGATAACCGGGGAATATGATAAGGTTAGACGTAAAAATACTAGTCGTTTTAACATTGATGTATTTATTGACGAATTGCAAAACGCTAAACAGGATTTTTACGCACAATCAAAAAGGCTGCAGCAATGGGCAAACATAACCTTGGATGGAGTTAATGTTGACGATATCATAAAAAGTATTGTTAAATCAGATAGAAAAGCTGCCAAAATGAATGCTTTATATCAGAACGAAGTTAGCAACAGGGGTAAAAATGTATTTGCTCTTTATTCAGCGTTCACTAATTATGCAAGTTATGCTGATGAACAAAATGGATTTAAGCTAAAAGAGATGGGTAATGATACTGAAAGTTTATCAATGTGGGCAAGGGAGCAGGAAGTATCTAAATGGATATCATCTAGCGAGTTTAAGAAACTTGAATTAGCAGCATAAAAAAATAGTAGTTGACAAGTAGGCTATAATGTGATAGCTTACTTGTACAACTAAAAGAAAGGAAACAAAATGACAACACAGCAAGTTAATCAAAATATCAAAAGAAAAGTTTATGTTGATATGGATGGAGTTATAGCTGATTTTTTCGCAGCAATAGAAAAAAGATATAACGTAAAACATTGGAAGGAATTAGACATAAACCAGTCAATACAAGATTTAAAAGGTACTGATTTTTTTGGAACGATACCAAAGTTTAAAACCAGTGATAAGCTGATAGGTTTTATAGACAATCTAACTAATGGAGAATGGGTTATACTTTCATCCCCATTAAGATACGACAATGACAATTCAGCATTCTGGAAAAGACATTGGTTAGCTAAACATAACTATACACCAAGCGATGCAATCTTTACCGGAAGAAAAGAAAAGTACGCAAGGAATAGAGCATACGATTTAGGAAATATCCTAATAGATGACAAGCCTAAAAATATAGAAAAATGGATAGCTAAAGGTGGCATAGGCATATTATACCAAGCTAATCAAGATAGCCTACAAGAGTTGTATAACAAAGTAACTAAATATTATGGAGAATGACAATGAAAATATCCACATTAGAAAAACCCCAAGGCAACAACTGGCATTCAGCTAAAAGATATCATGTAGATTTTTATAACGCCAAGTTTCCCTTATGTGGTGGCTACCTAGTTTATGTGGTAGTAGGCAGAAAATGGGTACGTGTTACCCAAGGGGATTTAGTTTCCCCGGACAAAAAAATAAGAACTAACCTTACACGATTTAAAATGTCAGTGAATGACTGGCAACAACTAAAAAAGGAGATACCCCATGCAAATTTATAAAGTAGTAAATATGTTAGCAGCTTTAAATGACACTAATAGACTAGCTAGTGATATGTACGAACTAGGTAAATCATTATACTTCTGCGAAACAAAACAAGAGTATATACCTATATCTCAAATGGATTTTCAACATATGGTTAGAGCATTTAAGAAAGCCATTAAAGAAGTAGAAGAACTAAAAGAGGATTTATACGACAACCAAGTAAAGATAAAGGAGTTGTGTAAAGAGGGCGATAAGCTCGAAAGTAAAATAAAAAAATTAAAAGCATTGAGTAGTGACATACGCTTGTTGACAAATTAAAGAGGAATAATTATGACAAAACGTGAAAAGAAATATCACGATTGGGTGTACATGGCAGATGACCAAATGAACAAAGTACTAAAAACAGTAGTTATACTACTACACGTTTATGGATTTTGGGTATTGCTAGTAGCATTATGGGAGAAGTATACATGAATAAAATAGTACATGATACATGGCAGCTAATTATGAATCATCAGCGTAACCCATTGAAACATATACCTGATTTAAATACTAGACATATGGTTATGCAGGTATTAGCGTGGATGTGGTGCATAGTTTTTTCTATGTATTTTGGTAGTATGTGGGTGTTTGGCATAACTGCCATTGCCCATGTATTTTTAATAGCTGCTATTGTTTTAACTGTAGCTACGTTTGAAACTGCTAAAAGAAAGCCTACATTCTTTTTGAAAAAAGGCTATCACACACCCAGTAGAAGTAGGTATATGTATTACAATGGCAAAAGAATAAAGTATGACGATAACGACAAAGGGGGAGAACATGAGTAGTTTTTTAAAAAGGATTAATCCTATAGCTAGAATACTAGCTTATACAAGAAAAAGAAAACAAGTTGTACCCCCAAAAAAAGGTAAGGGGTCATACAATAGAAATAACAAACACAAACGAAAGGAGAATGAAAATGTGGCATAGAATAACAGATTTTTTTAACGTAGATTATCATAAAAAATATGGCGAGGGTACAAAGTTTGACCTCGACTATGGTAAGCTGCTGATAATAGCTTTATGCATTTACATAGCAATAAAGGTGTAGTTATGTATCCAAACAACAATGATGCAATAGTTGTACTAATACTAACTGCAATAGTTGTATTATTCTTTTCATGTTATATAGGAGTTTAGTTGTATGCCTGTTTACGATAAAGACGGAAATATAGATAAGTGGTGTTGGTATGATATCTTTTGGGATGTTGAGAATAAAAAATTCTTTCATCCCAGATGGTGGGTAAAACATCTGGCAGACCAGTCAGAGGAATGGGAGTTACCTTGGTTTATCCAAAGCAGGATATACTGGCTAGATGATTATTTAGAATGGAGAAAAACACCCAGAGGTGTAACCTCGACATACATAAAACCCTACAAGAAAAAATATATTCTTAGAAGAAGTTATGATGTAGAAGATTTTGATGCAGATGGTGCAGGAGATATATTTTATACTGATTATAATTACCGGGAGTTTTATTCTCTGGAAAATATGTTGCAGTATATGAAGAAAAATATTCGATATGAAAATGAAATGAAACCCAAGCTAGATACTGTTGAAGAATTTTGTAAAGAGTTTGGTTTTGAGGTGTATGAAAGGTTGTACTGATGGCAAAAATAACAGTTAAACAACTAGTAGATGAATACTATAAATCTAGTGATTACAGTATGTTAGCCTATAAAACTAAAGTAGATTATTCAAATTGTTTAGACCGGATGTTGAACACTAAAGTAAATAAAAACTTTATTTGTACAACTAAAGCTGATAAACTAACAGGTGCTATGGCTAGACAATCATATGAAGTGTGGCTAAAACATGGCATTTATATGGCTAATCACATTGTGGCATCATCCAGAAAAGTTTATTCGTTTGGAATGGAGATGGGTTACGTTGAATACAACCCATTTTCTACATTCAAATGTAAAGTTAACAAGCCTAGAAAGATAGTTTGGACTAGAGACCAGATAACAACGCTGCTAGATTTTTGTTACAGTGATTTTAAGTACCGGAGTATAGGTTTAATCGTACAAATGTCTTATGAATGGTGTCAAAGGGTAGGTGATATGAGATTATTGAAGTTTGAGAACATAGATTTTAACAATAAAATATTAAATCTGGAGCAATCTAAGAGAGGTGCAAGTGTCAGCTTACCAATAAGTGATAATTTATTTGAGATGCTGCAGGAACAGAAAAGAGATTATGATTTTCAAGAATATGTTGCACCTGTTCCAAAGGCGATTAGAAGCTCATACAACCCCTATACGCTTCATAGGCTATCCATCGTAGCAAGAAAGGCAATTAAGCTCTGTGGACTGCCTGATGAGCTACGAATAGCTGATTTAAGAAGGACAGGTACTACTGAGATGGTTGAAGCAGGAGTTTCGATGGGTCAAATTATGTCTGTTACAGGTCACGCAAACCCACAGTCAGTAAAGCCTTACATGAAAAATACACTTGACTCTGCAAAAAATGCATTGACAACTCGACAGAACTATGGTAAAAGCATATTAAGTGCCACAGGGAAGTGATACATATATGAGTATATATACATATATAAATGATTTACATTTAAATGTAGGAGAAAGTAAAAGAATGAATTGTCCAGAATGTAATGGCTATAAAACTTTTAGTGTTACAAATAATATGGGCAATCTTTTATGGAATTGTTACAAGGCATCTTGCAGCTTGTCTGGTTCAAAAAGAATACATTTATCTGTCGATGATATTAAGACATCACTAGATTTAGTTAAACAACTAGATGATACATTTATTATGCCTGAGTATGTGGTACATCACAATTATAGACGTGAGATTATGAATTTTTGTGAACTCTGGGAACTTGATTGTGATAAATTGAATCTGCATTACGATATAAAAGATAAGAGGGTTGTGTTTCCTATCAAAGAAAATGGAATAGTTGTAGATGCCATAGGCAAAGCAACTACCCATCGCCTTCCCAAGTGGAAGAGATATGGAAAAAAGAACTTGCCTTATTATTTTGGTTGTGGTAATGTGGCAATCGTAGTTGAGGATTGCATAAGTGCTGCTGTTGTAGGTAGTGGTGTTTTTGTAGGGGTAGCTGTGTTGGGAACATCATTAAGTGAATCACACAGACAGTATCTATCGCAATTCTCAACTGTGATTATAGCACTAGACCCGGATGCAATGCCCAAAACACTAGCCTTTGCAAAAGAACTAAGAGGTCATGTGCCAGACGTAAAAGTTTTAAAATTAAAAGACGATTTAAAATACAGGAATGAGGAAGACTTAAATAATTTATATGCCTTAACCCCAAAGGAGAAACAACATGGAACTATCACTAGTTAGAAGTTTAATGGACAAAACATTCTATGATGAACATAGAGGTGCTAAATGTCCAGACAGATTGTTTAGTAAAGACGTAAGAAAAATAAAACAATCTATTGACAAAGCAATGTCAACATATGAAAGAACAGTAACACCAGATGAGATTGAAGCCTTGTTTATATCAGGCAATCCATCAATGACTACTGCACAGAAACAAGCCTATTTAGATTTATTTAATAGAATAAAAAGGGAGAAACCTCTTGGAAAAGACATTGCACAGGAAGTATTATCTAAACTGTTTCAGCAGGTCGTTGGCGAAGATATTGCTAATATTGGGTTTGACTACGTTAATGGTAATCAATCCTCGCTTGAACCTATTAGAAACATTCTTGAATTATATGGAGAGGATTTTGTACCTAATCTTAACATAGAATGGGATGATATGAGTTTAGAAACTCTGTTAGCTAAAAATAATTTAGAAGCTAAGTGGTCATTCAACATACCTGAATTGACCAGAAAAGTAGAGGGAGTTTCTGCAGGACATTTGATTGAGATAGGTGCTAGACCAAATACAGGCAAGACATCCTTTCATGCATCACTGGTTGCTAGTACAGGTGGGTTTGCCCATCAAGGTGCTAAATGTATTGTGTTATGTAATGAAGAGTCAGCACATAGAGTTGGTGCAAGATATTTGACAGCAGCTACAGGTATGACAATGCATGACATAAAAAAGAGTCCAGACCAAGCAAGAGATAAATACGAAGCTGTTAAGAAAAACATATTTATTAAAGATGCATCTGATAGAGATATGGCATGGGTTGAAAGTGTGTGTAAAACATACAAGCCTGATGTAGTTATACTAGACATGGGTGATAAGTTTGCTAGAACAGGTGGTTTTGCCAGACAAGATGAGGCATTGAAAGCTAATGCTATTCATGCCAGACAAATAGCTAAAGCACATGAGTGTGCAATATTTTATATGTCACAACTGTCAGCAGATGCAGAAGGCAAGATATATTTAAATCAGGCTATGATGGAA